CTGTAAGGGAAGAGCATACTGTAGGTAAGTTATGCTCTTTTTTTACGACTTTGGTAAAATATACCAATATTATTGTTGTAATACTAAATAAAGTATCATATAATATAACAGTTGTATGATTTATACACAAAAAAAATAAACATTATGGCACATATAGGAGAAATACATTATGGCATCATTAGCAGATATCAGAGCTAAACTACAAGCGGCAGAACAACGCACTTCAAATACTAACACAACCTCAGGTGGCGACAACGCTATCTATCCACACTGGAACATCAAAGAAGGTGATACATCAACTTTAAGATTTTTACCAGATAGTGATCCAACTAACTCATTCTTTTGGGTAGAACGTAACATGATTCGTTTACCGTTTAACGGCGTTAAAGGTGAAATGGATAACAAACAAATACAAGTACAAATTCCATGTATTGAGATGTGGGGAGAGTCGTGTCCAATTCTAGCAGAAGTTAGAACATGGTTTAAAGATAGTTCATTGGAAGAAATGGGCCGTAAGTATTGGAAGAAACGTTCATACCTGTTCCAGGGCTTCGTCAGAGAGAATCCATTGGCAGAAGACACGACACCGGCTAATCCAATTCGTAGATTTGTTATGAGTCCTCAGATCTTCAACATCATCAAGACGGCATTGATGGATCCAGAGATGGAAGAGCTACCAACAGATTATACTAAAGGTTTAGACTTCCGTGTTGTTAAATCACAAAAAGGTGGTTATGCTGATTACACAACATCGACATGGGCACGTAAAGAATCAGCATTAACAGAAGCTGAACAAGCGGCTATCGCTACACATGGCTTGTATAACTTAAATGATTTCCTTCCTAAGAAACCAAGCGAAGTTGAACTTAAAGTTATGAAAGAAATGTTTGAAGCATCGGTTGACGGCAGACCATACGATGCAGAAAGATTTGGTGCGTACTTTAGACCATATGGTATGCAATCACCAGCACCTTCAACATCGGCTGAAGCATACAGTACACCGCAAGCAACACCAGAAGCGGCACCTGTGGCTGAAACAACAGCAACTCCAGAACCGGCTCCTGTAGCTGAAGCGGCACCTGCTCCGGCAGAACCAGTACCAGCACAAACGGCGGCACCTGCAGGCGGATCCAAAGCAGAAGATATTCTTGCTATGATTCGTTCAAGACAGTCACAGTCGTAATAAATTAGATTATCGGGCAGTGGAATACTGCCCTGATAACTACTTTTATGAAAATAGCAATTACAGGACACAGTGCAGGCATAGGTCAGGCACTAGCACGTCAATACAAAAACCGTGGTTATGAGATAGTAGGTCTCAGCAAACGTTACGGTGATGACATTAAAAACATCAGAAGAATTGTTGAGAAAGTAGAACCCTGTGATGTGTTTATTAATAATGCACAAGCAGGTTTTGCACAAACTGAATTAGCCTGGGAAGTGTATCGACGTTGGAAAAATATTCCAAATAAAGCAATAATTAATATCAGTTCAATGATCACAAGTCAATTAGAAGCTGGCCAAGAACTTCACGAATACAGAATACAAAAACTAGCACTAGAGGAAACACATCGACAAATGCTTACTAATGATACCTGGCCAAGACTCTGTTTAGTTAAACCAGGAACGGTTAACACATTAACTGATGATGTAAATCAATGGGCAGAAACATTAGTTGATATATTAGAAAAAAACGGTCCACACCAAGTACATGAAATTAGTTTGGGTCAACGGTTTGGTGATTGGCGGAATGAATCCTAAAGATTACTTAACTAACAAACATTTTTGTCCTATACCCTGGACCGGTTGTATGTACAATTCTAACGGAGATGTTCTTAATTGTATCCGTAGCCAAAGACCTATAGGTAATCTTAAAGATAAAGGTATACATGACATACTAGCAGAAAACACAGAAACTAAAAAAAATATGCTTGATAATAAACCTGGACTTGGATGTAATGTCTGTTATGATCTAGAACAAGGTAAAAATAGTTTTGATATCATTAGCGATCGTATTTTTTATCTTAAAGAATTGAAATCAGTGGATAACACAGTGTACGATCAGATTGATACTTTTGATTTACGTAAAATAGATATACGTTGGTCAAGTTCATGTAACCATGCCTGTGTGTATTGTGGTCCTGAATATAGCACCAACTGGCAACACGAGCTAAAACTTAAAGTTGAAGAACCAACACAAGAACGTGTAGAAGAATTAAAGAAATACGTATTTGATAATGCCCACAAACTTAAACATGTTTATCTAGCAGGTGGCGAACCTCTCCTAATGAAGGAAAACCTGGAATTATTGGAGATACTACAAGAACGCAATCCTAATGTTAATATAAGAGTTAATACTAATTTAAGTAAAACAGGAACTCCGGTATTTGACAAAATATGTGAGTTTCGCAACGTACATTGGACAATCAGCGTTGAGACACTAGACAAAGAGTTTGAATATATACGGTATGGTGGCAAGTGGACTGACTTCTTAGACAATCTAGATAGGATCACTGCCATAGATCATAAGATAACCTTTAATATGTTATGGTTTGTGTTAAACTATAGGTCAATATTTGATTGTATAGATTTTTTTAAAGATCAAGGATTTCACAATAATAGTTTTGTTATAGGACCTGTGCTTGGTCCTCCTTGGTTAGATGTTCGTAATTTACCTGATGACGAATTAGATAATATCAATATAGCATTGCAATCTAGACTAAATCAAGATCCAGGCTACTTGTTAGAAGAAAGTTATAAAAATATGATGAAGCACACAAGACAGCCATTTAACAAGGATTTAAGTCTTACCTTTAAGAAATTAAATGAAATAGATCAGCGTAGAGGGTTAGATAGTAAAATAATATTTCCTGAGGTATATGAATGTTTACAAGGTTAGACGACATATTATATCCAAACAAAGTAGAAGTTATTTACTTTGAGGACAAAGGCAAATACATATACCCTATCTTTAAGAATGGAAGTTCTTCTATAAAAGAAACACAGCAACAACAGGGCTATATGTCATTGATCAATGATCAAATTAAAAGAGTTGCTAACATAGATGTGTTCTTACGTAATCCTAAAGAACGATATCAAAGTGGATTTCAAACATACGTTCAGAATAATTCTGAACTAGACTATCAAACAATTTTTCAGTTAGGCCAACAAGGAATCATTCTTGACCGGCATTACTTGCCACAGGTTAATTGGTTACTTAATTTAATGAGGTATATGGATCCAGGATCAACCATACATATACACCATTTAGACATGTTAGATCATTATACGATAGGAGAAAGACTTACTCCTACGAAATCTACAGTGGAAGCACCAACAAGTCCCTGGATAGAAATGGCGTTAAGATTAGATTGGATATTATGGAATGATATGTCTGGACAAGCATGGTCACCTCAACAGATATTAACTAAGTTAGTTCAAGATGACGCACTGACATATTCTACAGTGTTTAAAAGTAAGGTGGTAGCAAATGTATTGCCCTAGATACGAACACTTTGCTAGATTGAACGAGGACGGTACTGTCAGCCGTTGTGGACACATGGTTGAAGCACCACGCTTTAGTTCTTATGAGGAAATGGAATCCAGTGACTGGGCAAAACAGTTGAAGCAAACGGAAGAATGTCCCCAGGAATGTGTGCGTTGCCAAACAACTGAACTGGCCAGTGGCACTAGCATTAGAATAGATGCAATACGCAGAGGTAAGTTGTTAGAGTCATTTGACAAGGACTATCTGGTTATAGGTGGTGTCTTAGACAACGTATGCAACTCAGCATGCCAGTTTTGTTGGGAAGGGTTATCAACTACTATCGGAAGTTTAAAAAAGAATGTAATTAAGTTAGAAAACGTTACTGCTTTTGATAGTTTACCTAAGGAAAGAATAATAGAATTAGACATCAATGGTGGAGAACCAAGTTATAGTAAAAACTATAAACGATTGTTGGAGAACTTACCACCCAATGTTAAGATAGTCAGAATAAACACTAACGGAACACAAGTCATTGATAATTTAGAAGAATTACTTGAAAAGAAAATAAAAGTAATTATAACATTGAGCTTT